GTCGCCAGGTGCTGCCTGAGTGGGGTTGGAGCCCAACGTGTGGTGCTGAGATTCTTGGCGAGCATCCACATCGCTATATGTGTGAAAATCATCGACAACTTGTGCCGGAGGTTTTTCGTTTTCGTCCGGCAGAAAACCACCTGTCGGGTTATCCGACAGTTCGGACACGCTTCTAAACGGGTTTGAGCCAGAAATCATCGACATAATCAGCTCCTAATTGTCTGCCCTCATTTTACTCGTCATAAGTGACTTAGTGCCACGCTGCCAACGACCACATTCTTGACACTGATACCTCTGATACGCGCCAGACGCCGTTCTCGAAAGCCCGCGAGCATGAAGCTTGCCCGAACCACAGTTAACACACGCAAGACCGTCAGAAAGGTGCGCAGGATGGTTTTTAATCCACGGCAAAAACTTCTCATACAAATCAACAAGCAGATTGACATCCTGGATCTGATATTTCTTCATTTCGCGCCAGGCTTTTTCATCCCCCGCCATCGCACCAATCCACAAATCAAAACCCGAATGTTTTACCTTTTTACCCACGCCAAGTTTCTGCGCCACATAATCCAACTTGTTTGACGGAAACTTAAACTGCTGTTTTGCCACACGCATCAAATCAATATCTTTCGTCGGAGAAGGCGGCAACATGTCATTTTCCACAAACTCACGTTTCAAATGTTTCATGTCAAACGCCGCACTATTCCAACCCACGACAGCATCAGCCTCATCCAAAAGCTCATGTATTGCTTTAAGCATGTCAGTTTTACCATCGTGATGGACTGAGCTAAAATGGACTTTCCGCTGGCCATACCAGCGGGCACCAAAACAGATAACTTCTGTCGAGTTAACCATCTGGTTGATCGACACATTCTGTTGCCACAGACCCCACACGTATGCCAGGTTCGGTGACGTTTCAAGGTCTAAGAAAAGTATTTTCATAGTTCTCCACAGAGAAGTTTAACGTATGAAAGGCAAAACTTATGGACAATGACAACATCGGCGGATATCAGTGCCCCATCGACCCAATGGAAGCTTTAATGTGTGACAGCTGTCAGTGATCTGACTCAAACCTGCTCGGCTCCGTAAAAACGTGGCTGAGCAGGTTTTTTCGTACCGACGCAAAAGCCGAATCAGACGTCGACAAAAAAATCGAATCCTTATTGCGATAATCAAACGGTTCAGGAGCATATTTACTTTTCCGAGGCGGATGCACTTTCACATCTTCCATAAACCGACCACCCACTTTGTGAATGTTTCCATACAGTGTTCGAACCGAACCAGGATACTTCAACACATCCTGCAGCTTATTTTTATGGTACGTAATAGGAATATGAAGCGTGTAATCTAACGGATCTTTAATTTCTAATCCTTGCAACACGCTGTGTGTGCGCGACAACATTTTCGTGTACTCCGACCAGCCCGTGTACAAACGAAAACGATCAATCTTGTCGGCAAACAACCCGCCATGAAAATACGGCACAACATCCAACGGTTTCAACACATAAAAATCATCATTCATAAACACAAACTCTTTACTGACCTGATTACTGTCAATAATGTGTTGAATGTTGTTTTTCGCATTCACATACTTGTTCGACGACTTTTTGCCGTTAATGCGCGTGTCGACAGGAACAAAAGGGCCCGAATACCAGTCCGGTTTACCGCCCACGACAACAATGTTGTTATGTGGCATGTGTGCCACGACAGACCTAATCGAATACCGTAGCTCTTCGTTAGGTCCCTCGCGGCAAATCCATACCACGTCCACCGTTACTCGGTTTCTTCCCCGTCCGGGTCGGGAACCTCAACGGCAATCTTGTACACGTTGTCAGGCGTCAAATTCGTCAGGGCCATCCCGCCCGCACCAACACCGAGCACAGCAGCAATGACACTCAGAATAAGTTGTGCCATGTCCCCGGTCACAACTCCGATCGCAACAAGCAGCGGGACTCCAGCAACCGCAACCTTGTACAGCCATCCTCGCCTCTCAGCAGTCCAAAAACCAACAAACTCATCCATCAGGGTGATCTCCATTTCCATGCCACTTGTCGTCGTATGTTGCCATCGTTTGATAGGCAGCCAAGACCGCACTCACAATTGTAACACCGCCAAAAACCAAAGCGTCCGTATACAGGCTTGAAAACATGCCAATAGCGCCAGTAATAATCATTAACGCGCCAAACACTGTCGCACCAATTGTTAACGTGCGACGAATCTTCCAGCGATCGTTGGGATCAGGTTTCATGGCGTCAGGCTGACGGAAAACACCCCTAACAACGCTCCCAACAGCCCCAAAGCTCCAAAAACCCATCCGACTCTCGTTTCAAGTTTCCGCAATCGTTGTTCGTGGTCGCTTACCTGAGTTTCCGTGTCAGGTAACGAATTGGCAATTTTTTCCAGCAAACGTCCCTGGCGCTGCACTTCGTCAAAAATGTCTCTTGTCGTAATGCGCACACCTCCGGTTCCGTTGTTTTCGCTCATCGGCCCCACCGACCCCACCGCATGAAACGGTTAACTGCCATGACGTCTCGCATTTTATGAATTCCGCTAATACCAAAAGAGGGCATTTTTATTTTACGGCGAGGAGGGCGTGTTTGTACAGTTTGCGTACGGAATGGTCCAATCAAAAAATTTTCGGGATTTTCTGTGTCGCCCCACGACCTACTGCGCCTCACTTCATAGTGCAAGTGAGGGCCTGTTGATCGTCCTGTACTGCCCACGTGCGCAACAAGGTCGCCTGCTTTTACCGGCTCGCCTACGTTTCGATGGGACGGCTTTTGTAAGTGGTAGTACACGGTGTGCCAGTTGCCGTCGTGTCGGATAAGAAGTGTGTATCCTCCGCTTGCCCCAGATCCTTTATGAGCAATTACGCCGTCTGCACCCGCGATGAGCGGTGTGCCAGTCGGCGCGGCCACGTCGATTCCATGATGGAATGACATTTTGCCTGTAATAGGATGACGTCTAGGACCGTAGGGGCTGCGAGCGTTGATTGTGTACGGTTCAGGCCACGGGTTATACAGGCGCATACCTAAAACAATTCTCCTAACAAAAAATATCGCGTCTTGTGGCGCCTCTGTATCGCCTCGGCAAGCGCCCCCTTGACGTTCATTTCAGCATTTAGCGACATCTTTAAATTGTACACGTCTGCCTTATTAATATGTCCCGCCCAAGACCCTATAAACCGCTCCAAGGCTTCATAATCAGCCCTGGCGATCATTGCCCGCGCCTTACGCCTCGCCCTCGTCACACTTGATTTACGTATAAGTTTGTGCCTTGGCCATATGCGGTATCCAAGAAAATTAATTCCGCGACTCATGGGCAAAATGGACCAATGGGAAAAACTCATTCTCATACGCTCCGAGGCGAATTGCTCTATCGAATCTTTCACCTCGCGCAAATGGTGCGGGTCGTGGCCGAGCACGATCACGTCGTCCATATAGCGGGCAAAGCGCACCTTGTGGTGATGATGTAAAAAATGGTCAAGAATGTTGCCATAGACGTTAGCGCTTAACTGGCTCGGCAACGCTCCGATTGGGACACCGACGGAATTGCGCGGAATAATTTTTTCCAGCAGGGCCAAGGTTTGCTTACAAGATATTTTGCGCCTGTACTCCGCGTGAAGAATCTCAGTATCAATGCTGGGAAAATAGGCGGCAAAGTCGGTTTTTAAAAAATGGGTGTAGCCGCCGCGTCTTAGCTCAGATTGTACAAACCTCACCCCAGCGTGAGTGCCCTTACCAATACGGCACGCAAAAGACCACGGCAAAAAAGTCCGCTCCATAATCGGCTCAATAGTCGCGTATAGGGAATGGTGTACCACGCGGTCGCTAAAACTTGGGGCGCTGATAAGCCGACGCTTGGGCTCGTAAATAACAAACTGTCTCAACGGGTCGGGTTCCCACGACTCGTCTAAAAGGGTTTCGTAAAGGCTGCGCAAATTGGCGGGCGCGTATTCTTGGAAAACTAAAAAGCCGTGAGATTGACGCCGATTGTTTTGGGCCTTGGCGTATGCCTGATAAAGACTGTCTAAATTGGCAATTTGGTGGTAAAGGTTTTTATACCGCTTTCCCATAATGAGCGCCGCCTGGGGCTTTCGGGTTATGCCCTACTCGCCCCTATGGCGAACCCCATCAATGTATTTGCCGAAGCGGGTTTAAACGGCTGACCACCGGGCCTACCCGACACCTCGCGGTGTCGGAATATAAAACCTTTGATATCACAGACGCCGCGGCCCCCAATGTTGTTGTTGGAGTTCGAGGGCGAGTTGTTCCAGTTCGCAGAGCGCGAACCAGCGTTCGCGCCATTGTTCCAGTTGGCACCCAATATCACGGCAAACCCGTCTAAACCTTTTTGCGGTTGTTTTTGTTGACAATCCACGCGCCAAGCATAGCACCAACCTCGGCTAGCATTATCGACCCGAGCTCGTGCTGTCGGTGGGTCAGCAAATTGCGGTCTTTGTGGGACATAAACCGCAGCCAATAGCGCAATTGTGCCAGCCCGGCGTCGGCCTCATAGAGACGGCCAATATGGTTACTTTTACCCGCCACAATAAAGAGGTTGACTTGCCCCAATAGATCGCGTATAAACATTTCTTTCAGCACGCCCTGGGCGCGGGGAATGTTTTGAGCCACTGGATAAAAGTAGTTTACAAAGCGTTCGTACTTTTGTACGATTGCTAGCGGATCGTGCGAGTCCACTATTCGACGGTATCGGCTTCCTCAACCGCTGTCGCGTGGGCGGCAATGGCCGCGTCGAGAGCGTCAGCGCCACCCGGTAAGGCAATAAGCGCCGAAGCAAGCACGTCGATAGCGTCATTACTCGCCAGGGTTTCAGTAAGTTTATTTTCCATAATTTTCTCCGCTCGCTTACGCTCGCTCAGACAAGGGCCAGGTGGTCACAGACGCCGCGGCCCCCACGGCCGCTGGTGGAGGTCGAGGGCGAGGCGCTCCAGTCCGCAGAGCGCGAACCAGCGTTCGCGCCAGTGGCCAAGTAGGCACCCAATCGCACGGCATTTTCTTGCTGGTAAACCTTACCACGACCGCCATTAATGTCAGCCCA